CTCTTCAAAGCTATCAGATGAAGACGCGGAAAGTTTTATGATCAAAGTTTGCAATTACTTTAATTACGAAATTAGAGATCAATTTGTAGCTACTACAAAAGTAATTGTATAATGATTACAGGAACAGAGTATTATGGAGTTGATAAAGGCTTCTGTGAATGGAACTATATTCAAGGAGTTATTAAAGAGCTTAACTTTGATAGTGATACGCAACTCCACGTGGTTAGTATGACCCAGGAATGGGATTATCGCGATAAAGTAGTACTCAAAACAAATAAGAGAAACGTTATTATTGGTCTAGCAGACGAGTTTATGACTGATAATGTTCCTCAAGAATGGAAAGATAACGCTACTACATTTAAGGCATATTTACTACCAACCCAAGAGTGTAGTAGTGTCCATTCATTTCCACTCGGTTATAATAAGAAGCATAAAAAACTTATTAACCGACCTATAAAATATAGACCAATTGATGTATTCTTTGCAGGTCACATGGCGTCAGTAAATAGACAACAATATATGCATCCTGTAATTAATTTTTTTCAGAATATGTCGTCTAGTAACAGACCTAAACTAGATTTTAATATATCAAAAGGCTTTAATATGGGGTTAGATGCTGACGCTTATTCTGAAAAACTCCATGACGCTAAAGTTGTAGTATGTCCGGCTGGTAATGTAAGTATGGAAACATTTAGACATTATGAAGCTATGAGAAGTGGTGCTGTGGTAGTATCACCGAAACTGCCAAACACAAAAATTTATAACAAGGCTGCTATCTGTCAAGTAGATGACTGGGACGGAAATGTTGGTAATACTATTATGGATTTGCTATCTGATCTAGATATGTTACAATTGGTACAGGATAGGCAGCAACAAACTTATAATAATAGGTTTACAGCAAAATCAGTCGCTAAATATATTAATGAACTTCTTCCAGTTACAAAATAAACTTTTCTACTCTAATAAGAGTAAGCAGCCTGAGCCCTTGGACTCAGAAGGCGAACAAGCATTTGTACCGTTTTTGTTTAATCGCTGGCTTACTATGTATAGTAAAGATACTGTTGGTTTTGTTAATGAAACTCTTAACAAATATTGTGGTATCTTTGATACAGATAAACAAAAGACATATAAAATGTATTATAATCTAATACCACGATTAAAATTTAAACGTATTAGCTACATTAAGAAGGTTAAAAAAGATAAAGAGAAGCAAGACGAGACTGATCAACTTAAGATGATTGCTAAGAATAAAAATATGTCTGTTCGTGAGCTAGAGATATATAAGAACATGCTTGATTAATTTTTAACCTATAGTAAATATAGATATGGCACAAAGAAGTATTGACACTCTTGCACCTCAAAAGCATCTTATTGATCTCTCACCTAATAGTCAAGGTGATGTAGGTCTCTCAGATGAGTTTGAACTTACAATGATTTTTGATGATATCCTATTAGTTGAATATGTTGATGATAATGACACAGGTGAAATTAAACGTAATGGTATTTTCGTACCTACTAACGCATTAACAAAAGCTTGGCGTAAAGCTAAAGTTATTCTTGCTGGACCGAAAGCAGAATATACAAAGCCAGGAGATATTGTTATCTTTCCTAACAATCTTGGCGTTACTGTTGCTAATATTGATGTGAATGGCTCTACAATAAAGAGAGGTATTTTTCTAAATGAAGATAGATTATTCGGTATTTGCAAAGTAAAGGATGATAATTCAAAGAGTAGCTCTTGATTCACTACTACTTAAAAATGTATGTGAAATAAGATTTGTACGGCGCCGACCTCAAGCAGGTGATGGTCCTACAAGGCGGATGCTATGTACTAAATCTTACGAGCTTTTAAACTCTGTTAACGGGCGGGTTACTTTAAACTACGCTCCGCCTAGCGGACCAAAAAAGATTAACGAAGCAGCAGAAAATGTTTTAGTAGTATGGGATATTTTGATGCAAGATTATAGAACTATTAATATGAACTCTTGCGATTTAATTCAACAAATTCCAGATAAAGATTTTTGGGAATATTTTAATGAGAACATTTACCCAATGTCACCTGAGCAAAAATTTAACTTTATGAATTCATGAATGTATCCCTTGAAAATTTCTCCAATCATATAAAGCCATACCTTTTACAAGACGTTGCCATATGCACTGATCGTAAAATTATTAGAAAAGGTAAGCTAAGAATCTTTCAAATAAAACAACATTATGCTAGATTAACTTTAGAGGATGAAGTAAGGACACGTATGTATGAAATTCCGTATCCGTTTGAAATAACTAAACGAGGATCGAAAACTATTCTTTGCTACAAACTTAGTAAATTACTTAATTTTGGAGATTTAGATTTGCAGGTTAAGTTTTTAGATTCATCAAAGAAGTCTAAAATATACAATGAAAATTTGTATATAATGCCACTACATGAAGTTGATTTATAGGGTTGATAGACTATAATGATATAGGTGATTAATAACTTATTGCAACAGTTTCCGAAAGGATACGATCCAAATTCGTCGCAAGTTAAACTCCTTAAGAGTATTGATGAGGCTTTTGAAACAGGTAGCAAATTTGTAGTATGTAACGCGCCTACAGGAAGTGGTAAAAGCTTTATATCAAAAACATTGGGTAATGTTGCTGACGAAAGTCCTGATGAGTTTCGTCAGTTAGTTACTTCATATGCTGCTTATAAGCGCACGCAGGGTGGTTATACATACCAAGATGAGTGTGATGAAATGTCATCGTTTGGCTGCACTGCGTTGACTATTACAAAAGCATTACAAGATCAGTATAAAGAGTTATTTAAAGATACTGCAATTGTTAAAGGCAAGTCAAATTATCAATGTGCAATAGATGAGCGTTATCCTGTTGACGTAGCACCATGCCTACATTCTGCTAATTTAAAAGCGGATTGCTGGGCTAAAAATAAGTGTACATATTATGAAGCAAGAAATAAAGCTTTAGTATCACAGTTTAATACTTTAAACTATAATATGTTTTTCGCTCTACCTAATCATCTTAAGAAGAGACAGTTTTTAATTTGTGATGAAGCGTCAGAGTTAGAGGATCAGTTAGTTAAAGAATTTACTTGTAAAATTGACTACAAGTTTCTTGCAAGAATGGATGTTGATATTAGACCATTAACTAAACGAATGCCGGCGGTTAAATGGTTAACGGAGCTGCAAATCGATCTTACCGATAAAATAGAAGAGATTAAAGATATTCTTGCTGTCAAGAAAACAAATAATAAAAAGGCTATTCTAGATCTTACTACTAATATGCAACGTATAATGAACTTGCAAAGTAAAGTCGGGTTAGTTACCGATTCGTGGCAAGAGTCTGAGTACGTTTATGAAAAGGATGCTACAGGAATTACATTTATGCCGCTTAAGGTTAATAAGTTAGCATATAGATTATTTGATTATGCTGATAAGGTAATCCTAATGTCAGCTACAATTATTGATCCAGATAATTTTTGTAAGTCTTTAGGAATTGAAGACTATAAATATGTCGAAGCTGAATCGACGTTTGACCCTAAAAAGGCTCCTATTGTTTGTAATCCAAAGTATAAGTTAAACTATCATACAATGGATAAGTACCTCCCTCGTATTATTAAACAGGTAGCAGAAATATGTAATCATCATGTAAACGATAAAGGTATTATTCACTCTCAAAATAATAATATTACAGCTAAATTAGGTACTATGTTATATGGAGATAGATTTTTATATCGCGAGCCTGGTATTAAGAATGAAGATATTCTAGATAAGCATATGGCTAGTGTAGATCCAACTGTGCTTGTATCACCGTCTATGTCGTATGGCGTTGACTTAAAAGGAGATCTAGCGAAGTTTCAAATAATTATTAAAGCTCCTTTTTTACCTACTAAGGATGTTAGAATTGAACGAATGATGAAAAATGATTTTGATTGGTATCAAAATAAAATGTTATGCTCGTTGATTCAATCATGCGGAAGAGGTGTTAGATCTAAAAAGGATACATGCATTACATATATACTGGATGGTACTATTGTGGATAGTATTTTACGGTCTAAACATAAGTTACCAAAATACTTCCTCGAAAGATTCGTTTAAGCATTAAATATATACAATGGTTAATTACACCTACAACTTTGAAGTTAAGGACCTCTTAACGCAGTTTGTAGCAGCTTTTGATGACACAGTTATTAAGCGCTATGACAAAAATAATAATGCGCGGCAGGAAATCGGTGTTAGATATGTGTTCGCTCCTAAGCAGCGAATAATGCATGATATAGTTAACAAAGCTAAGAATATAGAGCTTCAAGTTGTTGCTATTAATTTAGCTAGCGTATCATATGATACAGAAAGAGTGTTTAATAAGCTTGATAATTTTGAAAATTATGCTAATGCTAATTCTGCTTCAGCTATTAGAACACCTACACCAGTAAACTTGACTGTTAACATGTCTATACTTTGCAGATATATGCAAGATATGGATCAAATTATTTCCAACTTCGTACCATACACAGACCCGTATATAATTTTAACATGGAAAGAGCCGGTATCAGATAATGTTAATAATTCTATAGAAATTAGATCTGAAGTTTTATGGGATAAAACTATTAATTTAAATACTCCTACCGAAACAACATATAGTGATAAATTTAGAATTATTGCAGACACATCATTTACTATTAAGGGTTGGTTGTTTAGATCGAAAAATGAAAGATCTTCTCCAATCTACTTTATTGAAAATAATTTTATAAATGTAAGGCCAGACTTTAACTTTAATCAAGGTCTATCATCTCTAGAGTATGAGTCGTTCTATGATTCATTAACATCAGTTGCAGATATAGAAACAATTTCATTATCAGGTATACCTGATATTACAAATGTTTACTTTAATACATCCGGTTCTTTATTACCAATTGATAATCCTATCACAATTAAACGGAATTTATCATCTGGAGGAAGAAGTTATACTTTTTATGGTGATAACTATGATAGAACAGAGTTTATAATGCTCAGTTCAAACAGCGCTATTACAACAGGTTTCACTGCAGTAAATACAACTTATACAGGTGAAGTGAGCGGCTACATTCTACCAAATAGTCAGTGGAATGTACTTAATAATCAAATCCTTAACATCATGATGCCAGCTCTTACTGCTTCTGGTAAATTTGATGTTATTGTCAAAAACCAAGCGGGGTGGAAGACTTCAGCAGAAATAGATGGCTTCCACTTCACCGCAGAATAAATAACTAAAGATGGCTGATACTTCTCCAACAAATGACGGTAGAGCTGCTACGTTTGGCAGAAATCTAGTGAGTTATATCTCAAATAGATTACCGTACGCTAGTCAACAAGATGATGAACTTAATACGAAGTATAAGTACTTTGCAAAGCATGGTACGCAGAGAGCTGAAGCGTTAGCGAAAGCATCTGTTACATCTTCAAATCCATACAATAATATACCTATAGGTGATTTTGGTAAAGATGGTTCTTTCCAGGATGTAATGTATGCATCTTTAGATACTAATAAGAGCGGTCGACTACGAGACTATCGTATTATGGCAGCTTATTCTGAAGTATCAGATGCTTTAGATGAAATTTGTGATGAATGTGTTAATGTTGACGAAAATGGTCGCGCAGCTAAAGTTCATTATGAAAATATTGATCTTTCTGTAGATGATAAAAAGGGGTTAGATGAAGAGTTTGATAAATATATTGATTTTTTCGAACTTAGATCAAAAGGTTGGCAGTATTTCCGACAGCTTTTAGTTGAAGGTGAAGTCTTTTTTGAACTTATTTTACATGAAAATTATACACGAGAAGGTGTATTAGGGTTAATGAATATTCCTGCGGAAATTGTCGATCCTGTTTATAACAATATTCAAAATATGCTTGTTAAAGGGTATATTTACAAAAAGCCAATTTTTAGTACCACTCAACCAGATAAAATTGAAAAGACTGAAATGATTCCAATGGAGCAAAATCAGTTAATTTATGCAAATTCAGGCGTGTATAACGATACAAAAGATTTTGTAGTACCGTTTTTAGAGAATGCGCGTCGACCATATCGTCAGCTATCCTTAATTGAAGATGCAATCGTCATTTACCGACTAGTGAGAGCTCCAGAGCGTCTAGTATTTAACGTTGATGTTGGTAACATGGCTCCTCCTAAAGCAGAAGCTTATTTACGCAAGCTTATTCAGAATTACTGGTCTAAAAAGACGTTCGATAACGATCAAAGCAGTGTAGTTAATAAGTTCAACCCACAATCTATGCTTGATGCATTCTGGTTTGCTAAGCGTCAAGGTTCTGAGGGTACTTCTGTTACTCAGCTTCCTGGTGGTGCTAACCTTGGTGAGTTATCAGATTTAATGTACTTTATTAAGAAGCTTTACCGTTCTCTTAAAGTGCCTGCAACGCGTATTGATCCGGAAGATCGTACAGTTGATCCATCAAGTATTTTACGCGAAGAACTTAAGTTTGCAAAGTTTATTATTCGTCAGCAGCAACGATTTGCAACTGCTATTAAAAGAGGTTTTATTACACATCTTAAATTACGAGGTTTATGGGAAGAGTTAGAGTTGTGTGAAACTAATCTGGAGATTATTTTCAATCCCCCAACTAACTATTTTGAAATGCGTGAAGCTCAAAAGCTTGAGCTTAAAGCTGCTAACTTTAATACACTTGCAAGTAACGAATTTATATCTGTTACTTATGCTCAGAAAAAATATCTTGGTTGGAAGGATCGCGATATTCTTGCTAACAGAGAGTTCCTTCGTAAAGATGCAGAAATGCAATGGGAGTTATCTCAGATTCAAGCTGCGGGTCCAATGTGGAAAGAGCAGCTAGCTGCCACTGCTGGAGCTGAAGCAGAAATTGGCGGTGAAG